GAGCATGTTTGACTAGGCACCCAAGAATTCGTGCGCCTAGGTTAGAGAGAGATTTCATTGTAAAATCAGTGTTTTATGGTGCTGTGAGGGAGGATTGAACTCCCGACCTCTCCCTTACCAACGGCGCGGTTCACGACAAAACCAACAGAACAGACCGTTGTTTTTCAACAATAAAAGGCCGGGTCGGTGTGTCACCCCGGCCTTCTATGTGGACACAACAGGACAAAACCGCCCGTTTTGCTGGATTTAAGTGGACAAATCCGGTGTCTGTCCGGCGCTATTCGGGGTGTTCCTCGAAGGTCATGGACCTGTGCCAATCGGGCAGTTTCCGAGTGTAAAGTTTTCCGTTCACGGCGTTCCGGTAATTGACGTGTTCGGGGTATCCGGGGCGGTCGCCGTCCACATTTGAGGGTTCTTCCACCCGGTACAGGTTGCCGTTGTGGTGCCTCCAAAACGATCCTTGCTTCGGGCGGATTAAAGAGTTGTTGATAGTCACAGGGTTTTTTCCTTTTCTGCTTTTGCTTTGAAATCGTCGGCGGCTGCGTCCCTAATAGCGAAAACTTCCTCAATCCTCTCTGGGTAGTTTTCGCGCACCCACCTGATGATCGCGGCCATTTCCGCCGAAGTCCTCTGGACAGCAAGGTTGGCACGTTCGACCTTGCGCTTGTGGGCTGCGGCTAACTCTTGCACATTGCGGTTTGTTTTCCAAAAGTGCATGGCGCGGTTAAGGGTTTGAAGGTGGTTGTGTGCGGCTGCCAAGTTTCTTTGGGCGAGAGCAAACGCCGCCTTCGCCTCGGCCCCCCACTCTTGTCGCCCAAACGCGTTGGGTCGTTCCTTATCCAGTTGGGCGCGAAGATCATCACGCACCTGCCGCGCAGCACCCAACGCAGTACCCGCGCGCGCAATCTCGTCGGACGTTGGCTCCCTAAAGTGCTTGATCGGGGGGTGCGCCTCTAAGGTTTCGGTATCTACGACGGCGGGGTTTTTCGTGTTCACAGGGTTTTCCCTTTTTCAGTTTCTACAAAGTTGCGCGCCCTCCGGCAAGGTTTCAGCGCGGGATCGTCAGGGGCCACGCCGTTTGCGACGGCCATGGCGGTGTAATCCTCAAACAACTCCACCCCGCCGTCGGTCACGTCCGCGAAGGTGTCGCCCTCCACCCGCCGGAAGCGGACGCCAAGGTTGTGGGCGGCCCCTTTCAACAGAAACCCGGCGCAAGTCGCGGGCTTGTCGGCCCCGGACTGGTGGCAACCGAAGCTGGACATGGCTTGATCGTAGGCGGTGGTGGCTGACTGCCGGAAGGCTTGGGCGGGAAACTCCCCTACCGCGTCCGTGCGCCACGGGCAGTCCGAACACGGCTTGCGGCGGTAGTTTCCCCCGCCCCCTTCGATTGTCAGGACGCGGTGGTTGTCGTCTGCCGGGTGAACGGCGGTGATCTTCGCTTTGCTGCGCTTCATGGTTTGGCATCCGGTGCCAATGCCGCGTCAACTGCCCCAAACAAACCAAACGGTGCGCGCTTGATGTATTTCCGCGCAGAACCCAAGGCATCCCGCAGCACAGTCTCGCGCGCCAAGGCCGCTGCGAGTTCGCGGTGCAGGTCGGGGGCGGCGGCGATTAGGTCGGCGTTGGCTTCACCAACCGCGTCGTTGACCTTTTTTCCGGCTATCCGTATTACAACATCGCAAAGCCCGGACCAGCCCGCAGCCGATATGCCGGACCAATATGTGCCACATTCGCTTTTTGATCTTTCCCACTTTCCCGGCGTAAAGCCGCCAAGCCGCGCGATCAGTTCTTGTGGTGTCTCGGTCATGTCTCGCCCCTTTCAATAGCTTCGGCTATCTCGTCCGAGTGGCCCGGTTCGGCAAATGTGTCCCAATATTCTTTGCCAATTCGCCGCGCGATAGCCGCGCACCGTTTCCGTTCCGCCTCCACGGCCTTGTCGATTAGGGCTTGCAGGGTTGCGGTTGCGGCGTAGAGAGGTTCAGCGGTAATGTGCTGGTCGCTCACCTTCAAACTTTCAGAGTAGGCCCACACGTCAGGCTCATCTCCACCGTTCCAGTGCCAACGCCACGCTATCGGTGATGCCAGCCGCGCGATCAATTCTTGTGGTGTCTCTGTCATGTCTCGCCCCTTTCAATGGCTGACGGCGACGGCAAAGCCGTTGCGGCTGTATCCGGTCATAAAGCTGTCCACGGACGTAAAGCCTTCACGGCGTCCGTTGTTTGCGTGGTGGTTGTGGGCGAAGCGTTTGTCCCATCCGCGCGCCCGGACGATCTGTCCGACGCGGTGGTGGGGGACGCCCGTTTCGGCGGCCAACTCGGCGTAGGAACAATCCCAATCCGCGCTCTTGGCCGCGCGCCAGATTGCAAAGGCTTGGGCGTTGCGTTTGAGGTCAGGTTTTCCCACCGGGGCCTCCGGCTTTCAGGGTTTTCAGGGCGTCCCGCAGAAGCAGAACGACAAAAGCCGGGTCCGCGTCCGCGAACACTTGGCGCTCCACGTCGTCCAAGGCTTTCTCGACTTCGGCCAGCACGTCGGCGCGCACGTCGGTTTTACTTGCGCCAGCCCCGGACACGCGCGAAGTGCCGTCCACCTTCATGTTGTAGGCTATCCGGTAGGCTTCCCGCATTTGTGTCGCGGCGGCGCGGTCTTGCGCGTCGATTTGGTCGGCTATGGCTTTGTTTCGGGCTTCGGTTGCGTCTGCGGCATCGGACGCCGCGGCTAAATCTGAAATGCGGTTCAGCAGCATTTGGCCTGTGCCTGTGCGGAATTGCGGGTATCGCGGAACGTGGGAGGGGTCCGACATGTTGACTTTTTTGGTCACGCCACGGCCCTCCCGTTTTCGGCGGCCACGGCGGCGATCAAGGTCGCCAACGTGTCCATGAACAGAAATGCGGTTTCGCTCGGGGTGTCTGTCTCCGACCACGCCAGCTTTGCCACATCGCCTTTCCCAATAGCCTCCGGCCACGGGCGATAGGATTTAGCCATGCAGGCTTTCCGTTCGGCGCGCAGCACGGCCATGTCCGCGTCTTTGATCTGGGGAATTTCTTCGGTCGCCTGAAACCGCCCCATTCCTGCCGCTTGGAAAATGGCGGCGTCGGTTTCTTTCTTAATCATATCGACCGCGTGGCGGGTGCCTGGGTGGCGGATTTCAAAAGCGTCCATGACGGGGGTGGTTATGTCCCCGATAAAGGCTTCGTGGGCGTCGTGAAGCAGCCCGTGGAGTTGGGTGTGCGCGGACGCACCCGCTTGGGCAAGGTGCGCCGCCACGTTCAGGGAGTGCATGGCGACGGATACTTCCCGGCGGCGCAGCGTGTGACCGTTGAAGCGGAAGATGCGCGCCAGAGAGTGCGCAATGTCTTCCCAACATACGTCCAAGGGGTGCGGGTCCAGCAAATCCCACGCCCGCCCGCTAACTGTCTGGACCCACGGCGCGCTCATTCGTCGGACCCACGGGTGACGATTGCGAAGGCCACGGCCACAACAGCAAAAGCCATGCCGAGAAGGATCAGGCCCGCCGCTGCGGTTCCGTAAGCCTCACCCACAGCAACGATCAACAGCGCGACGCCTAAAAAAGAAAATGTGGTTGCGGCTGCGATAACTAAGACGGCGCTTTCGGAATAGTCGATAAATCGCTTGAAGCGTTGGAATTTAGTCATGGGTTGTTTCCTTGATGTTGTTGGTTTCGTCTACTCACCTTCGGGTGGTTTGTCTGCCTTGTCAACTACAAAGCAGACACCAAGAAGACTATTTTTTGTAGCGGGGGCCGTGCCAGCCGTCGGCTCCAACAGGCAAGCCCGTGGCCCACGCCGGGGTGATACTCATTTCCGCCAGCATCGCGGCCAAGGCGTCGTCCGCGCGGTGGGCGTCGGCCTCCCCAACCACTTCGTCGTGGACGGTCAAGACAAGCTGCACCAAGTCCCGGTGTTTGTCGTCCAGCCTAATCATTGCGTCCGCCAGAACGTCGCGGGCGGTGGCCTGTGTGACGTTTTCCGCCAGTTTGCCGCCGTAGGTTCTGATCCGTTCCCATTTCCGGGTGTATTGGTTCACGCCCATGTAGGAAATTTCGTGGTCGCCGTGGCGGCGGTCGCTTGGGATCAGCTTGGCGTCCCGGTAAAAAAGCGCACGGCCCGAGGGCAAGACGATAGCCAAGTTTGGACCCCACATTCCGACTTTCAGGAAGTCCCCGACGGGAACGATCCTGCCGGGGTCGGACAGGACTTGCCGACAGGCCGCGTCCAGCGCCCACCAGAAACTCACGATCTTGGGGTTGTCCGCGCGCCATTTCAGTTTGATTTCTTCGGCCTCACCGTCGGAAACGCTGATGCCATAGTTGGCCGCCATGGTTTGAAACGCACCCTTGCCCCCGCCAAAGCCAAGCGCAAGGATCGAAACCTTCCCGATCTGGCGATGGTCGTCAGAAATATCGCCCTTCACAAACTTGTGGCCCGCCGGAAACGGCTTCCCAAAGATGCCCGCCCCGGCTTGGACGTAAACGTCGCCGCCAGAAATAAACACGTCCAAGACTTTCTGTTCCCCGGCCAGCCACGGCAGGACGCGGGCTTCGATCTGGGCGCTGTCCACGGCCACGACGACCTTGCCCAAGGGGGCGCGCAAACACGACCGCAAAAGGGACGACACGACGCGCATCCCCGGCCCGAAAATCAGTTCGATCAGCGCGGGAGGTGTGCCGCGCTCAATGGCACGAATGGCCTCTTTAAGTGCCACTTTGCCGAGTTCGCCGCGCGGCATGTTTTGAAGCTGGATCAGGCGTCCAGCCCATCGGCCCGTCCTGAAAGCGCCGTAATATTGCAACATGCCACGGACGCGGCCCACGCCCGTCCGGGTGACACAGGCCGACAACATGGCGTCCAGCTTTGCGGCGCTGGTCTTGGCCCCGTCCGCGCGCAGTTCCAGCAACTCCCGTTCCAGCCCCGTGCAAGCCGGGTCGTCCAGGCGTTCGGCCACGGTCGCTTTGCGGAGGTTGTCGGCGGGGTACGACAAGGTGTGCAGGTAAACGGTGAGGGCCGCCGTGGACGTGACTGTCTTTACGGCCCCATGGGTCAGGCGGGCCACGGAAGCATTGACGTTGGCCGCCGCATGAAGCGCCAGCCCCTTCATTTGGTCAACAAAGTCGTAATCCACGCCGACGCCGTGGGTGTTCATGCGCTGGTCCAACTGCCAAACCCGCAGTTCGTTCTTGGGCAGGTCCGGCAGGACCGCCGCCAAGGCCCGTTCGACTTCCACGTCCTGCCCGCAGTAATCGCACAGCGCGTCAAATTTCTCTTTGTCGTCTTCGTGCCACCACGAAACCTTCCCCGTCGCCGCGTCCACGGACCGGGGACGGCACATGCGCAACATCAAGGAGTGACCGGCTTTGTCTTTGGTGTGCTTGACGCCCGCCGCGTGTCCAGCCATGTCCAGCGACAGCGGCAGGCCGTAGTAGGCGGCTTGCGCCATTGTGTCCCGGACTTGGGCGATAGCTAGGTCTTGTACGTTCCCCGGAATGTTTAGTTGCCGCATCAAGGTGTTGTTCCAGATTGCCAACTCAAAAGCCGCGTTCCATGCCCGGACTTCGCCCATATTCAAAACATGGGTCAGCACGCGGGCCGGGAAGCGTTCCCCGATCCGCCAGACCTGCACGGGGTCTTGGTCGAAGGCCCACGCCATGCAGAGGACCATGGTGGACGGGTGTTCGGAATATGTGTGCGCCCCCGTCCGTTTGAGGTCCGCTTGGCTTCCTGTCTCGAAGTCGATTGAAAGGACTTTGGGTTTATTCATAGCGGCCACTTGGGTCAAATTTTTCGATGCCGGCCATGTCTTTGTCTTTCGCTAAAAAACCTAAAAACCACGCAACATCAATGGCGCGCGGCCCGTTCCAGGGGCTTAGGGGGAAGATTTGGGGGAACATGTTGTTGTCGTCCAAGGCCCAACTCTGCATCACTTCAAGAGGAAGGAGCAGTTGCTCTGCAACATAGTTTTCGCCGTAGCAGCCAATGTTCCTGCCCTGTTCGTACATTTGGGCTACGTTCCACCAATGTTCACGGTGATACCGGATTGGGACGTTTTGATTTTTAACCCACTCGAACGGCTCAACAACGTCTACATGTCGGTGGTTGTGCAGTATGTTGGCGAGAGGTTTCTCTTTCCGAATAGCCGCCGCTTCGGCGTTCTCTGCCGCGCGACGATTAGGAAAAGTCTCCAACCTTATAGTCGTCGCCTGTCCGAACCAACTTGAAGACGCGCGGTGTTGTTTCGCGCGCTGCATGACCGAAACGGATATTCCGACGTAAAGGAGCGTATCGTTTGCGTCAAAATATCGGTAAAGCGTCGTTGGTCGTGGGCCTAAGTTGGCTTGGCGGGTGTGTGCGTTCATGTCCAGTTCTTCCTTTTCTTGGCGACGAAACGGCGCTGGCGTTGGGCGCGGTCGTTGTTGGTGGGGTTGTTTTCGGCGTTGCCTTTCACGGGATTTCCGAACAGGACCGTGACCAGCCCCCATTCCAATTCCGCGTGGTGCCGGGCGAAGACGAAAATGCTTCCGTTGTGGGCGCGGACGCGGCGACAATCGGTATCTGCCCCGGCGCGCATGACGTTTTGGAGCATGTATTCGGGGATATTCGGGTCGCCGGGGGGTAGGCCGTGGCGGAAGGCCGCGATGGCTTCCCGGTGGGCTGCGCGGGGCGGCAGGCCCCGGCGCTCTTTCATGCGGTGGCGCGCGTGGTAGGTCAGCCTGATGTTCGTCATGGCTTCGGCCCGCCGTGCGCCCGGTCGTCTTCCCCGATGCCGCGTTCTTCGTAGGCGATCAGGAAGGCGACACAGCAAAGCAGGTGCCAGAGGTGCGAGTGTCCGGTTTCTGCGTCCGTATCCCCGAACAGAAAAGACTTTGTGGTCGGACCTTTGCCGCCCCACCACGCCCAAGCGTGGCGCATGGCCGCCCCAAAAATGCGGCCCCACGACATGCCTTTTTCCCAATTCCGATCCGCGTATTTTACCGCACCGAACGTCAGGATCGTGGCGAGGGCGAACATGGCCTCCGGGGGGATCAAATCCATTCGGGGCTTGTCGGTATCGTCTTTCCGACCGTGTGTGTTTTCGTCCATATTCATCCCCATTGTTCAGCCATTGCGTCCGCGACGCCTTGGAAAGTTTCGCTGCGCAACCGCCAACGGTCCGCGCTTGGTGGCAGGTGGAAGACCCTTTGCCTTTCGGCGGACGTGAGGGCCGCCATTTTGTGTTTCACGTCGTTTGTTGGGGTCAGCGGCGGCAGGTTTTTAAGCCAAAGGCAGGTGGCCTTTTGTTCCGGGTGGCCGAACCACCACGGTTGAACGGTCTGCGTCTGTTGGGCGCCGCCGATCCGGGCTTTCCCGTGTTTGTGCATGATGGGGTTTTCCACGGCGATCTTGCCGACGGGGGCGTTCAGGAGTTTTTGGAAGAACCGTGCCGCGTCGTCCAAAGCCGCCCAACGGGCCGGGTCGCGGTACAGCCACCGGACGCCACTGTTCGCCAAGAACGTGCAAGGTGGGTGCGCGATCAGGAGGTCGTAAAGGGTGAAGTCCAGATCGAACACGTCCCCTTGGTAGTGAAACCCCGGCTGCGCGGTTGGAAGCAGGTCAACCGACACGGCGAAGTGGCCGCGCTTCACGAAGGCGTCACGCACCTTGCCGGAAAACTCACACGCGATCAGGACGTTCATGGCGCTTTTGTCTTTCTTGTTTTCTGCAAAGCAGACACAGCGGGCGCGAAAACGCCCGCTGCATCAGTGATTTTAGAAAGGCAGGCCGCCAGCGTTGGCCGCGCCCGCCGGGGTGTTGTTGTAGGCGGTCGTGGCGGTCGTGACGGCGTTCGGGTCGATACCGAGGGCCGCAAGCTGCGAGTTGTCCGCAGCCTTGAAGGCGTCTTCGGCGGAAACACCACCGTCACGGCGCGGCATATCGGCCTTGACGATCTGAACGTGTTCCAAGAACAAGCCCACGCCTTTGTTGCCGTTGGTGTCGTAACCGAACGGGCGGACCGTGAAGCGCGCCAACTGCCCCATGAAGACCGACTGTTTGTCCAAAATGTTGTTCCCTTGCAGGTCCACCACGCCGGGTTTCTGGTCAGCCGCCGCCCACGGGGCGATGAAAATTTCCCCGTCCGCGAAGCCGGAGTAGGTTTTTTCGGACGCTTGGCGGAACGGCAGGCGGCATTGGGCCAAAAAGGCTTTGTCGTTGGCCTTGGCGGCGCCAAACTTTGCCACCAGCGCGTCGAAAACGCCCTGACGCAAGGTCTGGTACTGTTGGGAGCCGGTCCCGGTCTTGTCCAGCAAAAGCATTGCGCCGAAGCGCGCGGCCTGTGTCGGGACTTGCTTGTTGCCACGGGCTTCAAACAGGTTGGGGAAGTAAAGGTAGCCTACGGGGGTCATGATACCAGCCATGGTAATCTCCAAGTTTTGATGTTTAAGGTTTAAGGTGTCGTACTGGCCCCGCCAGTTATTCCGAAAGCATCGCGGGCGGACTGGCGGGCTACCGCGCTGCGAGGGTCGAGTTCCGGGGCAAGGTTCTTGCCGGACGAAACTTTGACAACGTGAGGGGAAACGATCAGATCGAAGGCCCTTTTCCCCAATTTCTTTTCAGCCTGCGCCGGGGTCAGGATTTTGGTGGTCAAGATGGTCGCCACGTCCAATCCTTCTTTGGTCAGGTCCGCGTCCAGCGCGGCGATCAGGGCTTCCTGATCTTCTTCGGCCCACTTCCGGGTGGGTCTGGTTGGGACCAGCTTCCATCCGGGGACCGTTTGGCCTGCGTCCAGCCGTTGTTGGGCCAGCGCCTCAACCGACTTGATCCACGGGCCGATGATTTCGATCTTGTTCAGCAAGTCCCCCAGGGCGTCGTCCGACAGCGTGATTTGCGGCAGAAGCGCATGGGGTGGCGCGGACGCGGGCAGGTTCACGGCGGGGGCCGCCAAGAAAGCCGCCTTCGCCGTGTTCAACGACATGTCTGCCAGTGTTACACAGACTGCCGAAAGAGGACAAAACCGACAATGAGAACCGGCAAAAAGCGTTTGGCCGTTGTCGGAAAGCGCCTTGATTACGCCGGGGTAGAGGACTTCGCGCGCCCACGTCCGCACTTCTGCGGCGGTATATGTGTGCGCCCGGACGGGGCCTTTGGGGTGGTAGGCGCGCGGCTGGATGATGGTGATTGTGACCGTATCCACGCCGCCAAAAGCCACGCCGTTCAGCTTGCAGAGGGCCTTCAAAACGGTTTCGGACATAGCGCCCGCGCCATAGTAAAGGCCCTGCGTGTTGCCTTCGGGTTCGACAACCACGCCCCGGCCAAACTTCAAATCCACGACCCGCAAAGATTTTGTCCGGGTGTTGTAGGCCAGCACGTCCGCCGTGCCGAACAAATAGACGCTCAACGGTGTCAGCCCGCCCCACTGGTTTGTGGGGTCCACGCGGGTTTCAAGCATCACGACGTAGCCCATGGTTTGCAGGCCCCGGACGTGATCGACAAACGCCCGGACGTTCTCCACCATGTCTTCGTCCACGGTGAACGAAAACCCGTCGGCGGTTCTGGTTTCCCCGAGGAACGCCGAGGGGTCGATCCCGGTGTGCAAGCAGGCTTCGGACAGAGAGTGCGCAAGCGTTCCCTCTGCCGAGAAGATGGACGACCGCCGGGAGCCGTCGTCCGCAGCCATTGCTAGGGCGTAAGACCCCGGACAGGCCAACAGCCGCGCACTGGAAGACGCCGAGAAACTTGAGTGTGCGTTGGGGGCCATGGGGCGTTCCTTTACAGTTTTGCGAGGCGTTCGGCGTGGTAAATGGCGCGGCGCAGTCGGCCTTCGATTGCGTCCAGCCGCGTGTCGATGTGTTCCAACGCCGAGTGCGGTTCCGGCCTGTCAGGGGCGCGACCGTCCGAGGTTGCTTCGGGCTGATAGCCGAGGATGCGGTTCGCCGTGTCGTTCAGGGTGTCTTCCAGCCGTCCGGCCATATCGCCCAACATGTCGGCGCGCATGATGCGCCCGTCGAGTTCGTTCGTCTTCGGAGAGTTTTGGCCGATACCCGACCCGAGGAATAGTCCGGCGGGGTGGGGTAGGGTTTCGTTCGTCGTGTAGCCCATGGGGGTGTTCCTTTACTTGGTGATGTGTTTGACGGCCCACATTGCCGCTTCTTCAATTTTGGTGATCGCCAGAGACATTTCGCGGCTGCGGCCAACGGCTTCACACTTGCCGATGAACGCGGCGGCGGCGTCCTTGAGGTCCACCATTTGCCCCTTTTCGGCGTCCGTAAGGACGCGATACTGGTGGCGGACGGCGTTGTTGGCCGTCCGGTCGTCGGACGCCCCGTCAACATGGGATTTCGCACGGGTCATTGGGGGTTCTTCACGCATTGGGTGTCCCTTTTGGTTGGTTTAGGTTCTGTCTGTTTTGCAGCGGATTGGCAAGCAAAACAGACAAATTTGGGGTGACGAAACCCATTGAAGGGTTTCGAGTAGGGCTTAGGATGCGCCCGTGCCGTTGGTCATAGCGATCACGTCCGCCAGGAAGTTTGCGGCCTTTTCGTCGGGGATAGCCGAGAAGTGGGCGACCGCGTATTTGGCCGAAATGGCGTTGATGAGCGCCAAGTTGTTCGGGTTGGCCCCGAAGAACACTTGGACCATGCCGATCCCTTTGTCCCGCGCTTCTGCCGGGGTCAGGTTTTGCATGGCGTTGATGGTGGGCGCGTCCGCTTGATCTGCGGCTTCTGTGTTGTCGCCCGCGTCCGCTTGGGTTGCGGCTTCTGGTTCGTCTTTTTCGGCTTGGGCCTTTTTCACGCGCTGCTTGGGTTTGGGCGCTGCGGCTGCGTCGGCTTCGGCCTTGTTCGGGTGGATCGTCAAATCCGCTTGGGTGCCGTCTTCGTCGTAGCGGATTTTGCTGATCCGGTTCGGGTCAAATGACCCCATAACGGCGTCCATAAGGTCCATCAGTTCGGGAACCGAGTTGGCTTCCAAGTGAAGGACCAAGGCCGCCGGGGTCGGCGCGGGGGGATTGTGTGCCATGTGTTGCTCTTTCGTGTGCTACTGAAGGACGCCGGGGGTTTCTGCCCCGTACATTTGGTAGTTGTCTTCGGCGCGGCGGCGCAAGATGCGCGCTTGGCGACGTTCGAGAGGCACGGCTTCGTCATATGCAACGTAGGCCGTGACGGTGTTGCGTTGCCCGAGGCGGTGGGCGCGGCTCACGATTTGATAATTCTGGTCAGGGCTTGGGTGCGGCTCCACCAAGACAACCGTTTCGGCGGCGGTCAGGGTGATTGCCGTGCCAGCGGCGATGTTCTGGCCGATGAAAACCCGCACCGACTTTTCACCTTGGAACAGGTCCACCGCGCGCTCTTTGTTCTCTGGGCTTACGCTGCCGTCCACCTTTACGGGTTGATATTTCGCCAGCCCTTCGACCAATGCCGCGAGGACTTCCTTGTGGTGGCCGTAGACCAAAATCTTCTTGTCCGGGTTCACGTCCAAAAATTCTTTGATCCAGATCAATACCGCTGCGGCTTTGGCGATACCGAGGTGCCGCCGTTGGCTTCCGGGCTGCGTTTCCAACGCGGTCAGGTACGCTTCGACTTCGGCGTCCGTCATGGCGTCCACTTCTTCTTCGGACAAGGCCGCAACTTGTTTGAACCCCGTTTCCAAAGGTAGCGGCACGGTGAGGATGGGCGGCAGTTCGGTCAGCACGTCAGCTTTCCGGCGCATCAGGATATGGGGCGCAAGGGCTTCGCGCAGTTCCCCGACCGTTTCAGGGTTGTTTCCGATCACTTCGCGGCCAAAACGTGTTTCAAAGATTTGGCAGAACCGATCCTCAAACGCGAATTTGTTGGGGATTTTACCACCAAACAGCTTCGCCAGCACGTCCGGGAACAGCGCCCGCAAGTGTGAGTAGAGTTCCCCGACGTGACCCAAGGGGGTGGGTGTCGCCGTGGCGATCCAGCGCGGACCTGTGACGTTGGCCGGGGACAGGACGGCGTTTTTCAGGTCCAGTTTGGAGCCGTAAACCGCTTTGGTCCGGGCCGCGTCCGGGCTTTTGACCCCGTGGGCTTCATCCACAAACGCCACGTCGAAGGGTGTGCGGCGCGCGATTGCGGCCATGAGTTGCTGCGCGCGGGCTTTGTTGGACAACCATTCCATGCCGACAATCATGACCAAAGGCCCGTCAGGGATTTCGTCTTTCTGTGACGTGAACGGATACGTCATAACCCGGCGGGCCGCTATGTCCCACTCGCCAAATTGCAGCTTCCACGATCCCCGCGCAATGGCGGGGGCAATCACGAGGATACGGCGCGCGCCGATGGTGTTCGCGGCGGCGATCATCTGCATGGATTTCCCCAAGCCCGCGTCGTCCGCGAGAAGTGCGCGACGACGCGAGGTCAGAAAAGCCGTGCCTGTGATTTGGTAAGGTTTGGCGAACACTGACTGGCCCCTCAATTTGCTGTGGGTTTTGCTGTGGGTTTTGGTTTGGCGTTTTCTGCAAGAAAACGGTGCAGCCGCATAAGGTTGGTGGACAAGCTGACGAAAACTTCGTCGTCGGGCTTTTTGTCGTGGATAATCACAAGCATCGTGGACGCCACGTCCGCGATATGGATTGCGTCGATACATATCTGTGCCGTCCGCGCTTCCAACTCGCGCCCCGGTCCTTGGGACAAAGCGACACCAACCAGTTGTGTCACGCTGGCTTGAAGGTTTCGGTCAAAAATCGTCATGGTTGCGTGATACATCGACACCAGCGCGTCCCGTGTTTCAGAAGAAGCCGGGGCGCGTTTGCCATGGCCTTTGCACGTTGCGCAATGCTCGACCAAGGCCCCCTGCATAGCTTTGACGTGCAAAACCGTGTCGGCCAAGTCGCGGTAGACGCCGCGAGTGTCTGCGTTTTCAAAGACTTCAACCACTTTGGCGAGAAGTCCTTGGACCGTCTTTGCGGTGCCAGTTTGGTTTGTGGCGTTTTGTTCAGTTTTGTGCGGCTTTGCCATGTCTGTGTCCTGGTTGTTGGTTTCATATAACGACAAGGCAGACAAAACACTATTAGGTTCAGCCCGTCAACTGCTTTTTCAGAAAACTATAGCCAATCAGCGCCGCATCGGCCCGATTGTGATCCATTTTGCGGCTAAACAGTTGGGATTGTTCAGGAAATAATTGCACGGCGCGGAGCCTTCCCGCGTCGTCACCCTTGCGGACGCCTGCCGGGGTCTGCCATTCGCTCGGGCGCATGAACGAGATAGGCAGGCCGAGGGCCGCCGCGACGCCGTGACAGACGCCCGTGACGAACCCGAACCGGAACATGGACGTGACGCCTTGTCCCGGCATCGCATGAACGTCTTCGATCACGACCATAGAGGGCGTCGGCATGGCCGGGTTGCGCATCATGTCCGCGAGGACGGCGGGCTGGACGTGCGACTTGATGGTTTTGCCCTGTTGGGCTTTGGCCGTGGGCATGTCCGCGACGCCTATCAGGTGGATAGTCTTGCGCGCGTGGTTAAATTCCAGCCAAGCCAAAGCCCCGGTCAGGCCGGGGTCCACGGCAAGGATGGTCGTGACCTGGGGTTTGGGGTGCGTCATTTGGGGGCCTTCCTGAACAGAAGGTTGATCGGCATGGCCTTGTCCCGCAGGAGCATATAGATCATGACCGCGCGCCAGCGGTCCGGGATTTCCTTGCGGCGGACCCACTGGACAACTGCCCACCATGTTGGGGGCGTCAGGTTGTGTTTCTCAAACAGGTTTCGGATCGACACGGCCTCTTGGGTGGACCCGGACTTGGGGTTTCCCCCGGCATGTTGCCCGGCGCGTTCCAGAAGTTCGGCGTCATTCCAGTTCAGGTCTGGGAGGACGCCGCGTCCGTGGAGGACGTTGTTTGGGGTGAACCCTTCGGTGTTTTCGCCCATGTTCATGGTAGGTTCCCTTCTCATTGGTGGTCTTGGGGATTTAATTACAGACACAACAGACAATAGGCGTTGTGCCGTGAGGCGTCAATAGGTCTAGGGCTTGCGGTTTAGGGGGTTTTGTCGGTTTCCCTTGTAGGTTGCGCGTATGTTTTTTCTGCAATTTTGTTTGACAAACCAGACAAAGGGTCTAATTTGGGTTGACCGGGCGCTGCGTTCGGAAGGGATAGGAGACTAGAGAATGTCTAAGCAAAACGAAGACGGCAACGGCGATAATACGGGTGGCGGGCCTGTAGGTGGCTTCAAGCAAAGACTGTACCAGTTGCGCCGCGCGGCGGGTTTGTCGCAAAGCGGGTTGGCCCGGAAAGTTTGGGGCGAACTTGAGGACGCGCGGGGCTACATGGTGGCCCGCAACCGCGACCGGGTATCGGCCTATGAAGCTGGACGTGCAGAGCCGACCCGCGAAAACTTGGACGGCTTGGCCGAAGCCTTGGGTGTGACCGTCGCGGAGTTGGCCCCGGACTTGGTGTTGGCCCGCCCGAATACTTTGGGGGTGCCTGCCCCCGCCGTGTCGTTTGCGTTGACTTCCGGTGGCATGGCCCGGTTGAAGGTAGATATGGAAGTGCCGTTGGGCATGGCCGTGGCCGTCTTGAAAATGCTGGCCCCGGAAAACCGCGTCGGGCGGTGAAAATGGAAATTTTGACGCAAGCCGAAGTCGCGTTCCGTTTGGGGGTGTCCCCCCGGACGGTGGCGCGGTTGCGGGCTGCGGGTGAGTTGGCTTTCTTGCCGGGGCGTCCTGTCCGGGTGCGGGTGGCCGAGGTGGATCGTTGGATATTGGCGCAGGAGGCGCGAGGGAAATGGTTAGGAAAGTTACATCAACAAGCATCGGCGGCGGTGGCGTCCCAGAGGTCCGCCTGTGCAGGGCAAAGACCGGAATTTGGGAATTACGGTGGTCCGAACGCGATGATGTTGCAGATCGCACGAGGTCGCGCAGTCAAAGTTGCAGGACGACGGACCGGGACGAAGCCGAAGGCGTAAAGGCTGCATGGGTGTTGGCGACGATCCAAGCCCAAAAAACACAAGTGATGGTCGGCGGTGGCGCGCTGACCGTGGCGGACCTGATGGGCGCTTACATGGCGGACCGGGGGTTTGTGGTAGGATCGACCCAAGATTGGGCGGTGCGTCAGATTGTCGCAGGCTTGGGGGCCGGGATGGTGAGTGGCTTGGGGGCTTTGGTTGTTCAGAAATACCGGGTGCGGCGCGCTGTGCGGGTGGCCGACCCGACGATCCGCCGGGAGTTGGTTTGCTTGAAAGCTGCCCTGAATTGGGGCCGCATAAATGGGGTGGTCGCCCCGGGCTGTTTGCCTGTGATTAGCCTGCCGTCTGACGGTGTGGCGCGGACGCGGTATCTGTCCGAGGGAGAAGAAGAAGCCGTGTGGGGTGCCGCCTATGATCGGTTTATGTCTGGGGCTTTGCCGTTTCGGGAGCGTCGGGCGGCGTTGTTTGTGTGCATCGCTTTGGAGACTGCCGCGCGCGAGAGCGCAATCCGGGGGCTGACTTGGGATCGGGTGGACCTACGGGTGGGGGTGATAGACTTCCGTGACCCCAACATGAAGGTGACGAAGAAGCGCCGGGTTCCGGTGCCGATTTCGGACCGGCTGCGGCCCGTCTTGGAAATGGCGGCGGGGCAGGCGGGTTTGGCGGTGCCGGGGAACAAGTTTGTGTTGCGCGATCCGGGAGCCGTCAGGAAGGGTTTTGAGGGTTTGCGCGCCGGGGTGATGGTCGGCGGGGCTGTGGATCGGTTTTCCATTCACGACATGCGGCGGACATGGGCGTCGTTGCGCGTCCAATGGGGGGTGCCTCTTGAGCAAGTCGCCGGGGTGTTGGGTGATGGGATTGAGGTGGTTCAGAAGCACTACGCGCACTTCGCGCCCGGATACTTGAGAACTGCCGTGAATAGGCGCGCGGCCTAAAAACAAGTTGACAACGGGGGGCAGTTGGCCCCCTTTTTGGCGTCTTATTTGTCTGTTTTGCAGGTTGCTTGCAGACCACGAAACAACCAAACATAGGGAGAAAACCTTGAGTTTTCCATTTAACACAAAGACTTGGGCTGGCATGTCCGAATATGTGACGGCGATTTACGGAGACACGTTGGCAAATGGGGCGGTCTGGACGACGGGCATGGTGTCCGTGGAAGGGTCCAACGCCGCGTGGTTTGGGGCCTCTGGTCTAGCCCATTTGGAAGCCAAGTTTCCGGGCATGGGCGCGGACTTGTATGCGTGTATCGGGGTGATGGGGCCGGGGTCTTCGGCCCGTGGCAACCGGAACGTGGTGGCGCAACCGCTTTTGATTGTGGACGACATTGGTACGAAGATCGACCGGGGGGCTTGGAACCTTTTGTTTGCGATGGGGTTCCCGCTGCCGACAGCGAGGATCGAGACTTCGCCGGGGAATGAGACTTGGATTTGGGCCTTGGCCGGGGACGCGACTGATCCAGCCCGGTGGGTGGACTTGGCGGTGATCCGGGCTTGGCTGGTGGACATGAAGCTGACCGACGACGTGATGGACGCGGCGCGGTATATCAGGCTTCCTGGGGGTCACAATTCAAAGGCCAAATATAAGACTGGTGGAGGAAGTGGAGTTTCTCCACCAGTGACTTTGGTGGACTGGCAGGAGTGTCGGCCTTCGATGGGTGGCGCGCGCGTGGACTTGGACGCGGTGGGGGTTGCGTTGTTGGGTGCGGCCCGGTGGGCGGCGCGGGAGTTTCCGGCGACGGCTGCGGGGCGTTCTCAAGCATCTTCGGCGGTCTTGGGGAACATGGCCGGGTTGGTCAGGTCTGCGGATTTAGCCGCGGGGAATGATCCGCTTATGGTGTTGGGGTCTGTGATCGGCATGAATTTGGTGCAGATCAGGCCCGGAGTGGTCGAAGGGTTGTGTCCAAATATCGCGGCGCACGGCGACCGGGCTGACACGGGGTTTGCCTTCTTGGGTGATGGGCTGATGCACTGTAACCACGCGTCTTGTCAGGAATTGTCTACTCGGGAGTTTCGGGGGATGATGGAAGCCGAGTTCGAGCGACAGGCTGCGGCGGCCCCCGGTGGGCTTCTGGAAGGTTGTGCATCGGCTTCGGGTTTCATGGCCCGGCAAGTGTTTTCCGGTGCCGACGCGGGCAATCAAGTTTTGGCGGGTGGCGTCGTCGCGGGGGTTGCATCGGTGGCGCAAGGCATGGCCGTCGCATCGGCGGCGGCTGCGGCGGACCGGGCTTTGGTGTTTGCCGACGGCTTGGACGGGTTGGTGGATCGTTACGCTTGGATCAGCGCCGTGGACATGTTCTTTGACCGTGTTTCGCGCAAGCTGATCCCGTTCGGTCAGATAGATCGGCGTGAGGCGGTGCTGGCGGTTATCCCTGCGGGCAGTTCTGGCGCCAAAAAGGCGCAATTCCAAATGGTGAACCACACAGGTCTGGTTCATCTGGACGCGGTGGCCCGCGCTGCCGGGGACCATCGGGATATTCTGGACATTGTGGACGTGGAGGGCGACCGGACGCGGGTGGCGAACATCTGGCGCGCGTCCAAGGTCTGTTCGATTGATCGGGCGAGTTTGCGGGTCAGGCGTCCGGTCGAGTGGTTGGAGTTGTTGGCGCACGTTATCCCGGACGCGGCGTATCGGGAATGGTTTTTGGACTGGCTGGCGTTCGGGTTCCAGTTTCCGGGTAAGCGCAAAATGACGATCCCCATGTTTGTCGGGGGGCAGGGCATCGGCAAAGACGTGATTTTGTGGATACCAAAGCTACTTCACGGCGCAAGCAACGTCACCACGCTTGAAATGCACCAGATCGGCGCAAACTTCAACGAATGGGCTTTGAACGACCTGGTGTTGCTGAACGAAATGAAATTCGGCACGGACGGCAAAATGTATAACGCCGTGAAAGGTCTTTTGGCGAACGCCGAGGATTGGGTGTCCGTCAATGCCAAGTACGATCGTGCGTATAAGGCGCGGGTCAGTTTCTCCATGATCGCCATGACGAACCACCTTGACGCGCTGCAAGGGTTGGAGCCGGACGACCGCCGGTTCCAGCCCTACATCAGCCCCGCCGAGAAACGGGAGTTGGACTTCTACAATCGGCGGGTCGTGGCCGGGTCTACGCCGGAAGCGGTTGAGGGCGCTCTGGACTTCCTGTTGTCACGGGACTTGTCCAAGTTCACGATCTACACCCCTGCGCCGGGTGCTGACGCCGCAAAGAACGTCATGGCCGTAGAGAACCTGACGGGGGCCGCGCTCTGGGCCTTTCAATCTGTGCAGAAAGGTGGCGGTGGGCGCTTCGTCGGGCGGCACTTGTTGTCCATTGCGGAAGTCGAAACGGCTGCCTTGGCTGACCCGTCCCGACGGATTTCAGGGAACGTCGATGCGCGTCCGCTGGCGAAAGGGCTGCGGACGGCGGGCTGGACGAGCCTTGGACAGATCGGTCCGCGCAACGATAGAACCTCCGTTTGGGTTTCCCCGGACGCGGTTTCGATGTTTGGAGGCGCGTCCAAGGCGTCTGCGCGCAAAATGTACGACGCTGAAAAGTTGGCGCACGACGCCTTGTTGTTGGGGAACATCAACTAGGTTTCCTAGATCGAACCGAGGCAAGCGGGTTCACCCCCGCTTGCCCCTCTGATTTCATCCTATACCCTAGAATAAAACACCCAATCCTTGATACAAAATCTAGGTCGTTTTTTCTCAATAAAAACAATACCTAAACACCTAAATCCTAACGTACTAATATCACTTACTATATAAAGTATAATATAATATATATACATACACACACACACACACACATGTATAAGAGTTTACCCCCGATTTTAACTAGGATTAAGGATGGTGTTTTCAGGGCCGCAAACCCATCGCGGCGGCGTCGCGGACGCACTCGGACCATTCCCGAAAATCCCCACGGACGCGGACGGCTTCCCACGCGGCCAAAAATCTCAAGACCAACCCCACACACGCCTCATGGTGTTTTCTGCGCTGCGCGTATGACCAGTCTTCAAACAGCGGGTTCTTGATGGCTACCCCGAACCGCGCCCGTTTGTAGGCTTCGGCAAATTCAGGAACGTCCCGGACCAATTCCATAGGGAATGTCTGCGCGCGCACGATCTGCCGCAAGACACCCACGCCGAGCAAAGCCCGGTCGGGTTTGTAATCCTCAAACTTGGCGTGAAGGTTTCGTTCATGCTGCGCACGGCCCCCGTGGCGCATACAGCGGTTTGAGTTTTTCACCGCAGGCCCTTTGCAACGAACCCCGGTCAGCAAATTCACGCGGTCGCATTTCTTGCAGACAGGCCCCACGCCCGGTTTGAACTGTGTTCCTGCCCGGTGCATGTCCAGCGCCGCCAGCCGCGCCGGAGGTTGAAACGATCCGATCTTTACCCCCCGCTTCTCGCGCCGGTGTTTGAACTTCGGAATACTCCCTGTTGCCGTCCGCGCGATGCTTTCCTGATTTACCCGCAGGCTCAACTCCTGCATCAGCAGCGCGCCGTCCATCACAGAGGCTTGCGCCGCGTCGAACACTCTTTCGGCGGATACTCTCGGGGGCAACTTTGGGCGGGTTTTTGCGGGTTTTGCAGGTTTCATGCGGGTTTCCTTTTTGGGGGACATAAGCCAACAAAACCTACTCTCCCCACCAAAACCAAACAAGCGGGTTTTCATGCGGGTTTTCTCACTCACCCCCAGGCGGGGGTCGCGCCCGCCCGCCCACGCCCGCGCCCGCGCCCGCGCGCGACCCCCCACCTGGACGCCTGGACGGGGCTGGACGGGGCTGGACGGGGCTGGACGGCTGGACGCCGCCAGACGAAACCAACAAAGACAGTTGACAGAGCAGACAAAACAAAAGACAAGGGGAACACGACGAAACCAACACAACCAACGGAGAACCGACCCCATGATGAAGCTGACCGGAAACAAACGCACGATCTTGAAAAGCCGGGTGCGGTCGCACCCCGGCGCGGACGTGGCCCACGCAAGTCTGAACCTGACGGACAAAATTTCTAATCTTACTGTTTCGGACTTGGTGCAGCTTGCCACGGTTTTGGGCATCGACTGCCCCACCGATAACGCGGACGCGGCATACACCGCCGCGAAAGCCGCCGGAGTGAACACTCGCGGCGCAATGCAGCAAGCGAACGCGCTGGACTACAACGCGCACCCAATGGCCCCCCAGACAGACGAGGACGAGGCCGAGGACGAGGCCGAAGACGCCGCCACGGACGCAAACACCCCCCAAAACGCCCCCACAACCGCAGAGGACGCCGAACCGATGGACACAGCCACCAAAACACAAGACAAGGCCGCAGCGGACGCCGTTAGCGCCGTTCTATCCCCCATGGGGCGCGGTGACATGGTAGGCTTCCAAACCGCCTTGCAGGCTTTGGCGGTAAAAGCCACCACGCCCCCCGCCCCCGCCCCGGTCGCGCAATATTTTGACGCGTCCAAAGTGAAAGGCCATTGCCCGAAGGTCACGCGTCCACGCCTCAAGATGCTGGACGCCGAAATTGCGGCAAGCTGCAAAGTGAACTTGGACGCCGCCGCGCTTGACGCGTATGACGCACCGGACGCGCCCCAGATTGACCCCGCCTATGTCTGGCCCGAAGGGACCAGCGAGGCAATCGCGGCGCTTGGAGCGGGCCTGAATGTGTTTTTGTGGGGTCCAGCAGGGACGGGGAAAACGTCCTTCGCAAAACAGTTGGCCGCGCACTATGGCCGACCCTTTGCGCGCATATCGTGCGACGATCAAACAGAAAGCACCACCTTGCTAGGCATGACAGTGCCAGACGGACAGGGTGGAGTAAAATGGCAGGACGGACAGCTTGCAGCCGCTATCCGCCGCCCCGGCACGGTCGTATTGATTGACGAACCCACGGTGGCACGGGCTGGCGCGCACTACGTTTTCAACGCCCTGCTAGACGACGAGCGCGCAATCGTATCCCAAGAAACAGGCGAACGTATTGCAGCCGCCCCCGGCGTGATTGTGATCGTCGCGGACAACACCAACGGCACAGGCGACGAAACCGGAGCCTATGAGGGAACGCGCAGAATGAGCCGCGCGCTTCTGGACCGTTTCGCGCTTACCATGAGGCTGGATTACATGCCCGCCGCGCAAGAGGCCCAGACCGTAGCCAAAAAGACCGGATTGAAACCCGCCCACGCCCTGACATTGGCAAAATTCGCGGCATCAACTCGCATCGGCGCGGAAAAGGGGGAAGTGTCCCACGGTCTAGGCATCCGCAGATTGTTTGCGCTTGGGTCGTTGATCCGTGCAGGCGCAGAACCCGCGCGCGCTTTTCAATACGCCGTGATTGAAACAGCGCCCTTTGAAGACCGCGAAACGCTGCGCCAGCTTTGGACCGCGCAAGTGACGCCGGGAGCGTTCAAATGATCCGGGAAATTTTGGCGACAATCCTGTTTTGTGCGACCGCTTGGGCAATCCTGGCCTTTGCCTTAATCCTCTAACCAACCCAACCCACGGAGACATATCAAAATGACAATCGAAACCATCAACGGCGTTTATCAGTTTTCGGGCCGCGTGATTTATTCCGACTTTGTGGACGCCGCAGAAAACACCGCGCGCGGCATCATCTCGCAAAAGATCGCCAAACCCGGCGCGCGCTTTGGCGTTAAAATGACCTTGCGCGGGGGAGGCACCGCCAGCGTCCGGCAAGGCACAGGTAAAGATCATTTGGACAAGGGGAGCAACGTGGCAAAATGGCCCCTTTACTTCATAAACATGCCAACGCTTGCGCTTGATGAAATCGTAACAGCCGACTTTGCGCGGACAATGTTGGCGCTTTTGGTGCATGAATTGCTACATGTGGCACACACGGACCTAACCACCAACACGGGGCTTTCCCCTACTGACTTCAAAATCATGAACTTGTTGGAGGATTACGCAATTGAGTATCGCGCTTGCGACCCTCAAAACCTCTTTGTCGGCAACGCCCCGGCATTGCTTGGCGGACTGAACGATCAAGCCGCGCCCCAATGGGTCAAACGCATGGCAGCAAGCAAGGCCAGCGGCAAGATCACCCACGCGGCGCACATCATCGCGGCAATGATAAACCGCCACGGGCGGCAGACCACCCCCACGCTTGACGCAATCAGCGTGAAGGCCCTGACCGAAGCCGACCCCGTGATCTTGCAACTTGTGGAAACAGCACTGACCACGGCGGAGAACGGAGACTTTAGGCGCAGATTGGACGCCGCGCGCGTCCTCTTGGCCGCACTCAAGCAAGAGCAGGACAAGCAGGACAAGCAGGACAAGCAGGACAAGAAAGACAAGCGGGACAAGCAGGACAAGCAGGACAAGCAGGACCAGCAGGACAAGCAGGACCAGCAGGACAAGCAGGACCAGCAGGACAAGCAGGACCAGCAGGAAGACGACGAAGCCACGGACGCGGACGGGGAAGCCACAGACGCGGACGGGGAAGCCACGGACGGGGAAGCCACGGACGCGGACGGGGAAGCCACGGACGGGGAAGCCG